CGCCAACAGCCACTACTGGGCCGACAACTCCTATGGTGTTCGCCCCGCTTTCATTCTTCCCTCTACACTCGTGGTCTCTGACGACGGCACGGTCAGTGTCAACACTGCACCTACCGTCAGCACGGACGGCGCAGCTCTTGGCGAGAAGAACACGGCCTTTGCATGGAAGTATACCGTCACCGATGCCGACGGCGACACCCTGACCGTCACCGAAAAGCTGGACGGTAAGACCACCAAGACCCGCACCGGCGTTGCCAGCGGCACGGCCCTGACCTTTGAGCAGGCCGCCGATGCCGCAGGGTTCCAGCGCATCCTGAATGGCCGCCACACCCTGACGGTTGAGGTGAGCGACGGCAAGGAGGCCACCAGCGCGTCCGCAACCTTCACCAAGGCCGTCCACGCCGCAAGTGTGACGCTGGCCGAACCTCTGACCGTGGAGGGCGACATCACCGTTGCCGTGCTTCAGGTGACGGGCAGCATTCCCGATGATGCTGTGTTCAAGGCAGAGGTCACGAACAACGCCAAGGACGCGGCCCCGGTGTGGCAGGATGTCACCACCGAGGTGCGGAAAGGCGTGAACATCGTCTTTGAGAACAAGACCGCCACGGCGGGCGCGGCATTCAATTTCCGCGTCAGCGTCAGCCGCGGTGCATCCGGCACCGGCGGCTACATCGAAGCCATCAGTGGCGCATTCCAGTAAGGAGGACAGTATGGCTATCGAATGGAAGAAAAATGACCTTCCCACTCTGGCGCAGAAGGTGGCGGACGACGCCTCTGAAACCTGCCAGAACTTTATTTATGCTGGCATCGACGTGGAGCTGTCCGGCGGCACGCAGCACTTTTCGCTGATGCCAAACGACCAGACGAACATCGACTCGATGTTTGCGGCCATTACGTTGGGCGCGTCAGAATACCCTTACCACCCGGATGGCGGCAAGTGCGTTATGTACAGCGCGGCAGACATTATTACCCTGTACAGCGAATACAAGAGCTTCGTCACCAAACAGACGACCTACTGCAATGCGCTGCGCCAGTGGGCGAAGCGCGAGACTGACCCGAATGTTATCGGCTCCATCTATTACGGATGCACCCTTCCCGAGGACCTCGAAAAGGAAGTCGAGGGCATCCTCAGCGCAGCGCAGGCGCAGATTGTGGCCATCATCAACAAGCTCTCCGCCTAAGGAGGACCGAAATGGCAAGGAACTCTGTATGTAAAACTGCCATCCTCTTTGTGTTCGGAGGGCTTGCATACTTCGGACTCGAGGTGCTTTTCAGAGGACATAGCCATTGGACGATGTTCGTCCTCGGCGGATTCCTTTTTCTGATTCTCGGTGAGCTGAACGAGGGTCTACTTGAGTGGGACACCCCGCTCATTTGGCAGGGTGTCCTCGGCTCGGCCATCGTGACAGGAGCGGAGCTCGCAACCGGGATGATTCTCAACGTCTGGCTCGGCCTCGGCGTTTGGGATTACTCCGGGATGCTGCTCAACTACAAAGGGCAGATTTGCCTCCCGTTTAGCATCCTGTGGATTTTTGTGTCCATCGCGGCCGTCGTCCTCGATGACTGGCTGCGATACTGGCTGTTTGGGGAGGAGCGTCCGCACTACACACTGTTCCGGCGCGGCGAGAGCCGCTGAAAGGAGCCGCCAATGAACCGCGAGGAGAGGCTCGAACAGCTTTTGACGGCCACCGTTAAGCTGCTCGACCGGTGGGAGGAATACTCCCTCGAAACGAACTGCGGGGAGCCGGAGGGCTACGGAGCAGCCCGCGCGGTGGTACACGCAGAATTTTCCGTACTCAAACAGACCGACAAAGGAGACGTCGAGAATGAGCGTAATTACCTTTAAGCCGAACGACCACACGAAAATCACCACAGACTTCGAGCGGTACGAGTTCGCCTGTCCGTGCGGATGCACGGCGCAGATGATTGACCCGGAGCTCGTCCAGAAGATGCAGACCATCCGCACCAAGCTCGGCAAGGCCATCAAGGTTACGTCGGGCTACCGGTGCGTGAAGCACAACGCAGACCCGAAAGTCGGCGGCAGCCGGACAAGCCGCCACCTCTACGGCATTGCGGCCGACTGGCGCACGAATGACCGGAGCGTAAACCCCGTTGCCCTCGGCATCATCGCGGCCGCACAGGGCTTTGGCGCGGTCGGCATCTACTGGCACGACAAGGCCGCCATTGTCCACACCGACACGCGCGGAGGCAAGGCTACATGGCTTTGCGTCCAGCCCGGCGTGTATCCCAGCACCACCTACAACAAGTTTGTCCTGCCGACCATCGAGCAGGGTTGCGAGGGAGCCGCTAACCGCGCAGCTACGGTTATGCTGCAGCGGCTCCTCGGCATCCCGCACGACGGCAGTTTTGGCCCGGCTACCACAAAGGCACTGATGACGGCCCAGCGTAAGCACGGCCTCGTCCCTGATGGCATTTGCGGCCCCAAGAGCTGGACTGCCCTGTCAGGCGCAGACAAATATCTGTGAGGGAGGAGGTGATACCAGTGGAAACATGGCAAATTCTCGTCACCGTTGGAGTGCCGTCTGGAATCTTTGGATTTGCTGTCTGGCTGATTGAACGTAAAATCGAGCAGCACGAGAGAAAGCGGACCGAAGAAGCCAAGAAGCGCGAGAACATTGAAGCCCAGCGCGAAAAGAGCAGAGAGGAGCTGCAAATCTGCATCTATGAAACTTCTCTCGCCGCCATCGCCCTCGGCGAGGCCACCGCAAAGGCAGTTCAGCGCATCCCTGACGCGCACTGCAATGGTGATATGCACGCAGCCTTGGACTACGCCTCTAAGGTCAAACACGCACAGCGGGAAGTCGTTTCCCGCTGCGGAATCAAATCCATTGTCGAATGAGAGGAGAACGCTATTATGAAGTACAATAACAAAGTTTCCGCCGCCACCATCGCCCGTACCGCTGCCCTGTTGCTTGCTCTGGCAAACCAGATTTTGAGCGCGTTCGGCAAGTCTCCGCTGCCCATCGAGAGCAGCACGGTGGAACAGCTCGTCACCACGGGCATCACCACCGTTACGGCCCTGATTAACTGGTGGTACAACAACTCCTTCACGCAGGCCGCTATCGAGGGCGATAAGACCTACGAGAACATCAAGAATCAGATTCACTAAGGACACCCCCAGCAGCTACCACATAACAGCAAGAGCCTCCCGGTATTCCTCGCACAAGAGGGCCGGGAGGCTCTTTTTTTATTGCTGTTTTTTGCAATATCTTCCCCGGAAACGCACTTAAAACAGCATTTCCGGCGCGGTTATTCTCGTAAAAAGACATTTTCGGGACAGAAATGCACTTTTTGATACATTTTCTATCATTTCCGTGGATAACCGCAGAAAAACGGCGCGGAAATACCAGAATGACCCGAAAAGTGGAAAACTGGGTGGAAAAAGTTGATAAAAGGGTCATACGAGACAGCGCGCGCAGTTGTCCCAAAATACCACGAAAAACAATATAACCGGAGCGGAAATACCGTTTTGAACGCATATCCGCGCGGATATGCACTGAAAGCAGCATTTCCGGGTATTTCCGGCGAAACAATCGACAAAGTAGAGTAGAGTAAAGAAGAGTAGAGAATATATTATACTCAGCGATTTCGCAATCGCTGGCGCGAAAGCCGTTGCTATTGTCCCTGTTAGGTGCTATCATAAAAGCACGACCACCAACACAGGACAGGAGGACAACAGTTATGGGTAACACAACTGCGTCCCTCACCCACGAACAACTGTTCGGGGGGGGGGGGGTAACAAGTAGCGGCGCGCGATTCGTAGACCCGGCCAGCATCCCAATGGACGAGGTACGGGAGAGGCTGAAACAGCAGTGCGCGTACAAGCCATCGCTCGAAATCAACTTCGCAATGAGCAGGGATTCCAAGATTGCTTGCTTTTGGGGAAAGCAATTCTACATCACGGACGATTCATTCACCCCGGAGCTTGTCTACGAAACAGAATCCTTTGTAAACGCGGCCTCCATTTCAGACGGCTCAAGATACGCCGTGTGCCAGACAGCGCACAACGCCCGGAACGACGAGGACAGCGGAACATTCGCTGTGATAGATGTTCTGCACAAAAAGGTACTAGGAAAATACCACACAGAGCATGGCTGGAAGTACATGACACACCTGTATGTGGACGAACGGGAAAAGTGCTTTTGGGCATACTTTGGCGATGACAAAGAAAAAGTGAGCTTTGCGGACCGCGTGAAAGAGGAGCCGTCGCCGGAGCAGAAACCGGAGCAGCCCAAAAAAGAAAACCCGGCAGCGGAGCCGAGCAAAAAGCAGAACAAAAAGGCGAACATCATAGCCATCGCTGTTGCTGTGTTCTTTGCGTTCATGCTTTTTGGCGGATTCGACCTTATAGCACCTCGAAAGAGAACAACCAGCACAACCAGAGTATCGACGCCGGAGACGAACCGGAGCGTCCTCGAAGAAACCGCACTGAACGCGCTGGACAAAGAAAGCGCAGCCTACATATCGTCGATTGATGCATTCTATTACAGCGGCAAGTACACGCTCACCGTTCGAACCGTTTCCTCTGGCGGCCTGTATCTCCCGATAGTGGCGGAGCAGACGGCGCAGGCAGTGTTCGACAAAGCGGCAGAGCTTGGTATCACGCTTTCGGAGTACAAGGTCGAGGAGTTCAGCGAGGGCAACAGCAGCAAGGTGGAAAACATGATACTTTGGAAAAGCGCAGATGGTGTAACCGGAACCTACACAGACGACACCGGCAGCAGCCCGTACATCGAGACAGATGTTACCGTCGAGAGGCTGGCGGAAATCGTGAAATGACCCAGCAAGTGACGAAAGCCTCCTGCGGAGACCCGCAAAGAGTCGTGGTGGCTAGGCGGCAATCTTTACGGCTAGACCACAAAAGCCCGAAATCGAGGCCCCGGAGCCGTGCTCGTGGCGTTCTACGGCTCAACGCAGGAGAAAGCACTCCGAAAAGCTACCGGCAAATTGCCAGCAAGTTGAAATCAGCCTGCGGGAGACGGCCCACAGGGAGGTGATGGAGAGGGCTGCACGGGGACCACGAACAGCCCTCCCGTCACAATGGCTGCTCCGAAACACCCGCAGCGGGAAGAACGGCGCGCGCAAATCCTGTATGCGCGGCAGCGGCTCGACCACTGGCGGGCATAGGAGGCAAGCATGGAACAGTCTATTTATGAGCTCTACATGGAGCAGGTCAACCCGCAGGACACCCGCGAAATCATGCAGGCAGAGGACACGCTCACCGCGCTGCTCAAGCTGGTGGAAAACCGCGAATTGCGCGACGCCATCGACCGCGCAGCAGGCCGCGTTGCCTACCTCCGAGAAGTAGCGGCATTTGAGGCCGGTTACGGCTTTATGCCAGAATAACAAAAAGGGAGGCCCGGCATACCGCCGGACCTCCTAATTCTTTATAGCCCAAGATAATCCTCAATGCTCATGCCGAGCGCAGCGGCGACGGCATGAATCTGGTAAACATCGCGCGGGACCCGGCGACCGGCCTCCCACTCCTCGAGTGTCCGCAGCGGGACGCCAGAGAGCTGCGACAGCCGGGTGCGGGTCAACCCGCGAGCCTCGCGCAGCCCGGTGATGCGAACGGCAACAGGCGTTAAAGCTGACATCTTGAAATCCCCCTTGAATCTGCTATAATAGAAATGCCGGAGAAGTGAGGCATCTGCAAGCTGTTTCTCACTCCCCCGGCGTTTCAGAACTCTGGCCGCCGTCATCGGCCTTTGTTCTTCATCGGAGAGCCCTGCTTACTTGTTGAGCAGGGCTTTTACTTTTTCCACGGCCTCCTCGAGCGTTTTGCTGTTACGCATAAGCTCAAGAATTTCACGGGTCCGGTTCTCCTTTGCCTCGTCGCGAAGTACCTCGGCGGTATTCATTTCGTCGTCCATGTCGTTTCCTTTCTGGCCTTGCCACCTTACTCATTGAGGAGCACCCCCTCAACTGACTATATTATACCACGCGAGCGCGTGGAAAGCAAGAGCAAAATGACAATTTTTTGAAATATTTTTGCGTACCTGTGAAAGATTTACTGCTCGATGTACCGGAAGAGGAAACCGCCCGCATGGGGTAACTTTCCCTTGCATACCTTTCCGATTGCGCTGTCATCCAGACCGGTAGCACGGGAGGCAGCAGCGATACTCGGATACTCATGTATGACCTGATTTGTCTTGCGGTCAATCTGGCAGACCGGAGCGAGCGTTGAGCCGTGATAGGCCCGGACGCTCCGGCCGTATCCGTCGCCCGGTTCGGGAGCCGTCTTGCCGTTCCACTTTGCGCCGGATGCGAGACCGCCGAAAAGAAAGCCCTGCATCTCGTAGGCACGGGACAGACGTCCCAGCAGCGTGTCGAGCTGGTCGCGCTGGTTCCGGTCGAGAGACTTGAGGAACACGTCAATTTCCTTTTCGGCCTCGACGACCTCCTGAATCCCGACGTGCAAAACGTCGTTTTGCTCATACTTCTCATACAACGTCCGATAGACAGTAGCCACGGTACAGGCCTCCTTACATCCCGGCTATAACATCGGCGAGCTCCTCGGGAGAAGCATTCACCCAATCTGCGAGCTCTTTCTTTGTCTCCTCGTAATCTTCCAGCACGACGGCGGCAGCCTCATTCTGCCCGTCGATTGCCCGCCCGGAGGACAGGTCATCCGCAGCGACAAGGCGCAGGATGGCGACGGCGCGCCGGAGGCTCATTTTCTTTCTTCCCATTCTGCGGACACCTCCCCGTCTTTGTAAAAGAGATTTGCACGACGCAGGCGGAACGCCTCAAGAATGAGCGTGAAAGCAGTGTCGCAGGTGGCGTAGACCATCTCGAAACCGGGCATCTCCCATAGACCGGCATTATAGAAATTGGCAGCCAGCTCGACGACGATGCGCTCATTCTGGCTCAAATTGAACGCCTCCTTTGCGGCCGTGAACATCATGTAGTCCTCGCCGATGACGGCAATGCGGAGCTCCGGCCAGCGCGTGAGCGCGGAGAGCAGGTACAGGGACGCGCCCCAATACGGATTGACGCGACCGGATTCTGGATTGACGATGTGCGGAATCCGCTGAAGCTCAGACAGGAACGCGGCCTCGTGCTCCGGGCTTTTGTATGTGATATTGATTTCCATGTGAACCTCCTTACATATCGACCGAAACAAAATGATAGGCGTACCAGCGGCCACGACGGCGGAAGAGCTTGACGCCGGTGGTGAAGAACTGCCCGCCGCAGCCCAACTCGTCGAAAAGGCGGTAGGACCGGTACATCTTGAACCACAAGAGAGCCCGCTCCTCGGAATAGTCGGCGGTGTAGTCGGGCAGTTCAACAAGCTCAACGAAAGAATCGAGCTCGTCGCGGACGATGCGGTAATCGGAATCCCGATGGATGTACTCCCGGATGTCGCGCTTGAGCTGAATGACGAACTCCTCGACGCGCTCGCTATGCGCCGGACCGGGAAAACGCTCGAACATGAGCAGGTCGTTGTACGCCTCTTTGAGGCTGTCATAATCGTGGATATCGCGGGACACTAGGCTCCCCCCTTTTCTTCCTTTGCCTTGCGGAGCTCCTCGAGAAACTCAGGGAGCGGCAGCC